CTCGCCGTCCACGGTCAGGGTCCGGTCCAGATTCTCAACCAGAGTCAGGACACTTCCCCCCGCCACCGCGGGCACCGGCTCCGCCCGATCCGCTTCCTGATCTTGTTCCGCGTCCGCCTGCCGGACCGCCGCCTCAGCAGCTGTCCCGTTGGACTTAGACACAAGAGCGGCAGAGCTTTGCTCCACACCAGCTCCCATCAGGAGAAGCAAGGCAAAGGCGCTCAGCGTCAGCGAAAACAGCTTTCGTGTCATTGTCTTCACTCCTATGGTTACAAAATTATGTCAACAAAAATGACATCAAAAGCAACTGTTTGTTACTTTTGTTACCACATTGTAACCAATTTGCCTATTTGAAACAAGGGTAAAATTCACTATACTTTCTCCAAAAATCTTGTGTATTTTTTCTAACATAGCAGAAAAAAGACTAATTTTCACGTAAATTCCACTATTTCACTCAAAAAATATCCTCATAAAGTGTACAAAGCTCTTTCCCTCATCAAACCTCTCTCTCAGGGTATCCCGTTCCCTGCCCTTCTCCGCCTTCCATACTGAGAAGAAAATTTTGCTTGCATTTTCTTCTCACCTATGTTATAGTAGTCAAGCAATCAAGTTGCAGGTGTAGTTCAATGGCAGAATGTCAGCTTCCCAAGCTGAACACGGGGGTTCGATTCCCCTCACCTGCTCCACACAAAAAACTGGCGAAAGCGTTGATTTTCAACACTTTCGCCAGTTTTTTATTTTTTCACTTCCTGGTGGTCATATCATTTTTGAGCATCGCAGCACATTTCTCTGGTGGGGGAGCCGGTGGGGCAAATCGCCCTCATTCACCCTCCCTCACCCTCTTGCCGCCTTGAGGATGGCCACGCCCATGGTGGCCAGCTCCTGCCTGGTGGTGTGGGCCCTGGGCCTGGCGATGGTCACGCCGCCCTGGCCGTCATCCACGCCGGTGAGGATCCCGGCCTCCACGGCCTGCCGGATGTAAGGCACTGCCCAGCTGTCCGCCGGCGCGTTGGCCAGCTTCGCCTCCTGAGCGGCCAACTCCTCCCGCACGATCTGCCGCACTCTGTCCTCCGTCAACTCCGGCTTCTCCTCTCTCACCGTCCAGCGCAGTACGCTGTTGATCCGCCGGTTTTCCGCGGTCTTGGAGACCGCCCCGTCCCTGCTCTGGTAGTAGCTCCCGCCGCCGTCCAGCTTGAGCACATCCGCAAAGCCCAGCCCCCGGAACACCCGGGCGGCCTCGCCGCTGTCCAGCAGGTTGGCGGTCCTGGACTGCCAGCCCATGACGTACACCATGCCGTCTCCCTTGAGGCCCACCAGCGTGTGCCAGGTGGCCCGCAGCGGGGAGGTGTCCCAGCCCTGCCCCTTGGCCTGGGCGGTGGTGCAGGCTTTCCCGCCCCGCAGCACGGGGATACCGGACACGGCGTAGTCCGTCCCATCCGGCACCGTCCGGATCTCCTCCACCCGGGCCTTGCCGCCGGAGATCAGCAGGGTGGAGACCGCCTTGCCGTGCAGGGAGTTGGCGTAGGACCACCCGCCGGAATCAAACGTAAATTTGTCCCCCTGGAATTGCCCGCGCTCCTGGCAGTAGTGCCGCGTCCACTTGCCCGCGGCCTTGTAGTCGCCCACCAGATGGCCCACCGGCAGCGTGAACGGCTCGCCTGCCTCAGAGTAGTTGGCGAAATACCCTGCGTTGGCGCAGTTATCTCCACACTCTCCCTTGGGCTTGTCCACCAGTTCCACCGTCATGTCCTCCGCCTGCACAGCGGTCATCAGGACCTGCCCGCCGCCCTTGGCCTGGAGGTCATACACCTCCACCAGCGCCGCCGCCAGTCCTGCCGCCGCCTGGTCGGCAAACTGCTCCGTCAGGATGATGGGCGTGTCGTGGGTGCTGTCCATAAATCCCAGCTCGATCAGTGTCGCCGGCATGGTGGTGTAGTTGAGGACATACAGGCTCTGCACCGCCAGAGGCTGCGCCCGGTTGCCCCGCAGGCCGGTGGCCGCCACAGTATAGCGGTACACCGCGTCCCGCACCACCTCGCTCTGCCGCTGGTGCTTAGGTGCCACAAAGGCCACGATCCCGCCGCCGGAGCCGCCGTTGATGTCGGCATTGTGGTGGATGGACAGATACACGTCCGCGCGGGCCCGGTTGGCCGCCGCCACCCTCTGGGACATGGTCACATCCCGCTTGCCGGTCACGTCGTCCACCCGCATGGTCTGGCAGCTGTACCCCGCCAGGATGGCCTCCAGCTTGTCCGCCACCCGGCTGTTCAGGGTCCATTCCCGGGTCTCCCCGGGGTCGATGCCCTTCAGGCACCGCTTGCCGGGAGTGCTCAGGCAGTGCCCCGCATCAATGCAGATCAGCATGGGGTCAGCCCTCCTGGCCGGCCTGGTGCTCCTCGTCCTCCTGGATGCCAGCAGCCACAGCGGCGGCAAACGCCTCCCGGTCGTGGCCGGCGAAGGCGTCCACCAGGGCCTCATAGTGGTTGCTCACAAACTCGTTGATGCCCTGCTCCGTCATGCCCTCAGGGATGGGGTGAGCCTCCTTGTGGTGGGCCAGGGCAATGGTCAGGTCGGGCAGGTCCAGGTCCTCACAGGTGGCAAAAATGTCATAGATGTAATTGGCGTTCATTGTTCTTTCTCCTCTCATGTTGTCAGTTGTGTGTTACTTACTCAGCTGCTTGGCCGCCTGGTTGACGCCGGTGGCCGCAAAGCCGCTCACGATGCCCACCGCCAGGGCGGTCACCGGGTCCGTGGCCGGGAAATCCGGCACCGCCAGAGCCATGCAGGCAATACCCAGCAGTCCGCCGGACACGCCGCAGGCGATGGGGATCCACTTGTTGTCCACCCCAGACGCCTTGACCACCTGGCCGATCAGATAGCAGATCACCGTGATGGCCGCCACGCTCGCAATCCCAAAGTCCATAATTTCACCCCCTCTCCTTCTTCAGGTCACGAATGTCGTGCTCCGCCTCGGTCATGCGCCCCTCCAGCTTGTAGGTGCGCTCCACCACCTTGTTATGTTCGCTGACCTTCCGCTCCAGCTGCTCGATGCGGTAAGTGGTCAGCTTATTGGCCACCAGGATACCGCCGAAGGTCCCCGCCAGGGTGCCGATCAGGCTCATCCCGGATACCGCCAGAGTCGTCCAGTCCACTTAACCCGCCTCCTCGCCGGTGATCTCAGTGTACTGCTCCCTGGTGATCACGCCCTTGCGGACCGCCAGCTTCACCATCGCCTTGTTCCACAGCTTGCGGTCGTAGTTCTGCTTGATCGTCTCAAAGTTCATGGCCGCTCCTCCTCACATTGTCTCGTCCGGCAGACTGGACATGGCGATAAACTCCAGGGCCGCCGCAGTCCGCTCCTCCACGCTCGGTTCCGTGCTGGGCTTATTCCTTTCATCCTCAAAGGCCTCGATGACCGCCAGCTTGTCCTCTGCGGTTTCGCAGGCGGAGAAGTCGGCCCCCTGTGCCTCATACATCTGCACCATCTGGCCCAGAGTGCCGAAAAACGCGCCGTTGATCTCCCCTGCGCCGCAGACAACTGTGACCGATCCGATCCCGGCAATGGGATAGCGGTCGATCCACTCTTCCGCGGTCAGCACCTCTCCGATGGGAGTCAGGATAGGGTCTCGCTTGTTCCAGATCGCATATCGTTTCATGTGTGTCCCTCCTATAAATTTAAAGTGCGGTAAACGCCTCAACACTGTCTAGTTCTGTGCCGTCTATAAGTCCGCCGGAAAACAGGGCATATCCGCCAACCCGCGCGCCGCTGAGTGCATATCGGTTCGCATGGCCCGAATGCAGCGTCAAGGTTGTCCTCGTCAGCGATTTGCTGTATGCGTTGACCGCTCCGTTGGCTTTGAAACCACCAGCAAATACCGCAAAGTCCTCGATGGATGCGGAAGCAAAGTTGCTCATCCCAACGCTGAGGGGAGTCGCCGTTTTCCTTGTCAAGGAGGCGTCAAACACATCAACTGTTTTCAGTCCCGCGCTGCTTTCTCCCCCTGCGAAGATTGCATAGCCATTGACCGTGGCGCCTTGATGCTCATTTTTCTTCTCACTGAGGCTGGCTGCGATGGATCTCGTCAGCGACGCGTTATAGGCGTCTACCGAGCTGACGTCATCATAGCCTGCGTCTCTCCCTCCAGAAAACAGCGCATATCCACTGATACCCGCCGCAGCGCCATACTGTCTCTCCACACTGAGGTCCGTCACAGTGGACCTGGTCAGCGAGGTGTTATAGGCGTCCACAGTTTTCAGCGTCCCACTCCCCCGACTCCCTCCGGCAAACAGAGCATAGCTGCCGACTGCTGCCGCAGACAGGCCTTCTTTCGTGCTGCTCAGAGCCGATGGGGTACTTTTTGTTAAGGATTTATTGTAGGCAGTGACCTTTGATTGATAATAATCGTTGCGCCCTCCGGCAAATATCACATAATTGCCCACACTTGCTGCGGCAGAATTCCAGGCAGACTCATTGAGGTTTGGGGCAGTCCCCTTTGTCAAGGAAGCATTGTACGTATCCACGGTTGCTACAGATGTGTTCGCATCCTGTCCGCCGGCAAACAGGGCGTAATTGCCGACCGTCCCTCCTGCGTGGCTGCACCGGACAGTGCTCATCGCTGTGATTGGGCCATAACTCACGAGCGCTTTTTCTCCACTCCAAAATGGCCTCGCAACACCGCCGATCCCGATATAGCCCCGTTTGATTTTCCTGGGCATTGGGCTTGTTACGGTTTCTCCTGTTTCCGCTCCGGCCGTAAAGTTTCCCGTATCTTGATTGCCATAAAATGCTCCGTTGACCGCGTCATACAGGCCGACCGCTCCGCCGGAGCTCCGGCACGGCTTGAGATCCCGGACAAGGATCCCGTTGTCATACAGCTTACAGGAGTACAGCTTCATCGCCGTATATTCGGTGATACTTCCGTTTCTGTTCAGCGCAAATAATGTCAAACTGGACGGACATTGAAAGGCCTGAGCCCCTGCTGTCCACAGCAGGCTCCCATCCTGATACAGCTTATTTTTGTCCAGGACCACAGTGACCGGGTTTGCGCCGTACAGGGCAACATTTGAATTGGTCTCCGAGCCATAGGCGGCGGCGTTTCCCCAAATGCCAAATGCCTTTGATCCCCAATTCTGGTCTGTGGCGGCGATCCCGCAGGCTCTGGCCTGCGTAGTCTGGACCCGCATTTCTATTTTTGTATTTTGGTTTGGGATGAACCCTGTATCAATGTACTGCGTCCCGCTGGACTGGATATAGTCCAGAAGGGTATAGCGGTCCTCTACCCCCGCATACATCTTCTTAACCTTCCGGGCCTTGCCGTTCACGCCGACATAGATTTTTTTCGCCACGTCAGCTCACCTCACTCATAGACCAGATAGATCTCCCCGGTTGCC